TGGATTACGATATAATTGCTGCAATTATTACACCTATTGTAATCTTTGCAATTTTTGCTATAACAAGGTATTGTTCAAATAATTAAACATCCTGTATTATATATTTTTTTTTCAATTTGTAACCATACTGTTTTGATGTTCTTACAGATGATGGTGAGACATTTATAAATTTAGCACAATCTTTTGAGTTAAGGAAAACAATTGTTTCATTAGTTTCTAAATTTATTAACTTTATTGGTTTTTTACTGTTAGATATTTTTTGTTTCAACAACCAATCTTCATTTTTCAACTTACCACCATAATTCGGATTTTTATCACCTTTACTTGATTCTGAAATTTTTTTAAGAGAACATTCAGAATGTTTTTTTCCATAAAACGGATTATTTATTCCTTTTGATTTTTTTGACATTATTTCAATTGTCTCTTTAGAATGTTTTTTTAACTTTTCTTGTGTTGGGGTATAAAAACAATTCAAACCGTCCTCCACCGAGTTGAATAGTTCTTGATAATATCTTTCTCTGACTTTCAAGTTTTCACTTTCACATAATTCAACCACCTCAAATAAATGGCTTTCAATACCGTGTGTTTTTAACGAATTATGTATTGCTCTTTGATTTTTTATTTTATTAAGATTTAGGTATGATTTTGCCCTTTTTTTTAAGTTTGTTGTTTCACCAATATAAATTTTACCAGTCGGGGAAATTATTTTATATATCCCCGACTCTTGTGGTAAATTTATTATAGTTTCTCTCATTATACAATATCAGTTGACTCCAAAAGTGTGTAAGAAAATTTGTTTCCGTGGATTTTTGCTGCTTTTCTACATATTGACATAAATACATCAAAATCTTTAACTCTCTTAAATACTTGACAACCGTGCGACCAATCATCAACCCAAGTTGAGTCCTGTCCTGCTTTATGAATGTTAATCCCAAACATTCCTGTGTCAGTAACCTTTTCTTCAAAGATTAAATCCTTGTTGGCGTCTCTCCAAACTGTAACATTACCAGCTCTTTGACAAAGTGCGTCGTATTTACCACCGTGTTTATCAATCATCCATACACCTCTGTATTGTCCAGGAACCAACCTCGCAACACCTTTTTTGTTTTGGAATTGTTGTACACCCTTTTTACCTGGGTCACAAGTTCCCATCCAACAGTAGAACTGCCAGTTGCCTGATTCATCTTTAAAAGAAATTGTTAAGTGATCATCAAAAACATTTGTAACCTTTCTATAAACTGCAGGTGATGTGTTTCTAACGCCTACAATGTTTACATCGTAACTTTTGTTTGAAGTATCTTCAAACCATTTGTACCCTTTGGCTTTCACAGCCGTTTCAATTTGTTCTCTTGTGTAACTCATAATATTATAATTTTTTTAATAAATATTAATTACTTATAAAAGTTGATATTTATTTGTATGACAAATCTTTCTAAAATATCTTTGGTTATTTCTATAATCATTATGGTTACCTTTTTTACCACTCAATCATTAATTGTGTTTCATTTTATAAATTACATAGACGAAATTGGGTATTTTGGGTACGCTTGTTTTTTAGCATTCTTACCATTCTTTGCAGTTGTTGTATTAGAATATTTAAAAAGAAATAGAAAAGGTAAAGAACATAGTTTGTATGTTAAAAAACTAAACGAAACTTTAATCTCACAATCACACAATTCATTATTTTATGAAGGTAACACAACCGAAGGTGCTAAAGTTTTAACTAAAGAGGTTAGTGACTCAATTGGGGCTGACAGATGTTCAATATGGTTATACAATAAAGATAAAACGGCAATCATATGTGAACAACTCTATATTAAATCAGAAGATGCGTGGTATCAAAACATAACACTATATAAAAAAGATTTCCGACCATATTTTTTATCTTTATTAATCAATCCGATAATTGTTGCAAATGATGCCGAAACACATAATGCCACTTCTTGTTTTACTGAAAGTTATTTAAAACCTCTTGGTGTAAAATCTATGTTGGATGTTCCGATAACCTATAAGGGAGAAACTATTGGTGTGGTATGTATTGAAAGTTTAACCCTTCGTGAGTGGGATAAGGTAGAGGTTGATTTTGCTCAATTACTATCTTCATTATATACATTTGCTTATTCAGTTAAAGAAGGTAACGATTTAACAAAAAGAGTTTTCCAAAAAGAGATTGAATTAACCAATAGAATGGATGCGATTAATAGGTCTAGTCCCGTTATTGAGTTTACTATTGATGGTAAAATATGTTTTGCAAATAATACCTTTTTGGATGCAATGGGATACACAAGTGAAGAAATTGTAGGAAAACATCATAGTATATTTCTTTTTAATGAGGACAAAAATTCCAAAGAGTATAAAAAGTTTTGGAAAAAATTGAGTGATGGTGTTTTTTATAGTGGAGAAATAATTAGAAGAAAAAAAGATGGTAACCCAATTTACTTGAGTGTGACTTATAATCCAATTATAAACGACGATGGTAAACCGTATAGGGTTTTGAAGATAGCAAGGGACATCACTGAAATAGTTGAGAATTCAGAACAAATACAAAAACAAAATACGTATCTGGAACACGCAGCAAAGATTCTACGACACGATATGCATTCAGGGATTAATACATATATCCCAAGAGGTGTTAGTTCATTAGAAAGAAGATTAAACGATGATGTAATCAAGGAATTAAAACTTGAGGCACCCCTTAAAATGATTAAGGAAGGTTTAAGACATTCACAAAAAGTTTATAAGGGTGTCTATGAATTTACAAATCTTGTTAAGAAAGATTCAAGGATGGAAAAAACCGAATGTAATTTAAGGGAAATCCTTGATAGTTACCTAACATCAACAGCTTATAGAAGTCAGGTATTAATTGATGAACTACCGATTACTGATGTGAATGAATCACTATTCTGTACGGCAATTGACAACCTCATCAGAAATGGTTTGAAATATAATGATAGTGATTCAAAGTTCGTTAAGATATTTATGGAAGACGAATTATTAATTCTACAGGATAATGGTAGAGGATTGACACAGGAAGATTTTGAATATTTATCCCAACCTTATACAAGAAAAGAAAACCAAAAAGAAGGTGGAACTGGACTTGGATTAAACATTTGTATCGCAATTCTAAATGAACACGGGTTTAAAATTACCTGTGAGAAAAACGATATTGGAACTAAAATGAAGATTAAAATTAAATGAAACACATATTAAACATATTATTTACATTTTTAACTTTGGTTGGGTTTTCACAAAATTACCCAATACAAACATTTTTCAAGGGGGATTCTGTTGTGATTCTTACAACAGAACAATATAAGGATTTTGAATTATTATTACAAAATCAAAGAAATAGAGTTACAACATATAAAAATGAAATTTCCAAAAAAACAAAAGAGGTTGATAGTTTAAGGTTTGAGTTAAGTAATAAAAATAAAGAAATTGATACTTTATATTCAGTAGTAAACAAAAAAATATTAAACTATGACACTTTAAAATCTGAATACGATGCCGTTAAAAAATGGTTGTTAAATGCGTCAATTGATAATGGGTTTATTTATTATTCATATTCAGATTCAACAATCATATTAATTGATTTAAGTTCTTTTGTTTTGGTGGGTAATAAAAGAAGTGGTAATTTTTCTTTAGTTAGGCGAGGTCCAACAATTGAGGATGAAAAATGGAAAAAAGAAAATAGAGAAAACCCTGAATCACCTGAACAAGGATGGGATTTATTTTTTAATGAAAAATATAAACCAGTATTAATGAAATACCCCCACAAAATAACACTATAATATGAAAAAAATTTTATTAATATTAACATTTTTTATTTTTGTAAACTTAAAAACTAATGCACAAATAACTAATGAAGAAAAAAATCAAATTGTATGGGTAAAAGAGGTCCCTACTTGTCCTGACGATAAAAATATAACAAAATTAATAAATACGATTGGTATTGATGAGTTATCAAAAAATAAAAAAACCATTGATAAGGATGATGTAAAAATTTATAGAGAAATAGGTGTTGCATTTAATAAAAAAGAATTATATGACGCGGCTGATTGGTATTTAGAAAAAGTCAAAAACCGTGTTGAGGTGATTGAAATTAAACCTGAATCGGTTTTTGAGTCCCCAAAGATTGATGAAACAACAATATCTCCAAAAATTGCAGAAAGTTTAGCAAAAGATAAGGAATTTTTGAAAAGTTTACCAAACTCTTATGATAATGTTTCACCTTCGGATTTGAAGAAGTTAGCCAATGAGATTGAATCAAAATTACAAGATTTAATAAAAGAAAAGGAATCATTATTAGAAAAAGGGGAATCACAAGAAATTATTGATGCAAAAGATGCGACAATAAAAACTTTAGATAAAGAAAAGGACATAATTGATTTAACAATTGAAGGTGGTGAATTAAAGGGTGAAACTAAAATATTAAATATAGAAAAACAAACATTAAAAAAGTATTTAACTTGGTTAATCATTGGGACTTCAGTTCTTATTTTAGTAATCCTTGTTTTACTCCAAAGAAAAACAATTAGAGTTAAAGATACTGAAATTGACAAACAATTAACTGACATTAATAAAAAGAACAAATACTTAGAGTATTCGGCAAGAATTATAAGACACGATATGCACTCTGGTATTAACACTTATATCCCAAGAGGTATATCATCATTAGAAAAAAGAATCACCCAAGAAGATATTGATAAATTAAAGATATCTGCACCAATCAAAATGATTAAAGATGGTTTAAGTCACACACAAAAAGTTTATAAAAGAGTTTATGAATTCACAAACCTTGTAAAACAACAAGTGGTGTTAGATAAAAAAGAATTAAACACAACAAAATTATTGACAGATTACTTCCAATCCACTTCATATAAGAATCAGGTGGAGATTGACGAGTTAATTACCCTTGATATAAATGACACATTATTTTGTAATGCAATAGACAACTTAGTTAAAAATGGACTACAATATAACAATAGTGAAACTAAGTTAATTAAAATTTATATGGAAGAAAATGATTTAATTGTGGAAGATAATGGTATTGGATTTACACAAAAAGAGTTAGAAACGATAACAGGAAAGTATTTAACTAAAAAGGGGGATTCTGAAATAGGATTGGGATTAAGCATCAGTAAAACTATTTTAGAAGAACACGGATTTACAATGACTTGTGAGAAAATTAACAATGGAACTAAAATAAAAATAAAGACAAAAAAAAATGATTGATTCTATTTTATTGGTTGATGACGAAGATTTATTTCATTTAGTATTTGAGGACGCTTGTTCTCTACTTGATATAAGTTTATCCCTACAATCTATCAGTAGTGCTGATGAAGCCGCAAAGATGTTCAAACAATGGTTTGATGAAAAAAACACAGAAGATAAACCAGAATGTGTGTTTGTTGATTTGAATATCATTGGAAGTTCCTTTGATGGAATTGAACTTGTAAGAAGAATTAACTTTGAGTATGGTAATCACGTTGTTATTGGAATTATATCATCCTCAAACGAACCTGATGAACAAGCAAAGGCACTTCAATCAGGTGCTCAGTTTTGGATTATCAAATCAGATGAGATTGAGCCAAGATTAGAAGAATTTAAAAAAGATTACGAGGGGTATAAGAATAGGACCTCTCCTTTTAAGATTTACAAATGATTAAAATAGATAAAAATACCAAAAAAACTTTATTAGAACTATACAAGAACAAAGGTATAGGACTTGAGGGTAATATCACAAAACTCATTGATGGTGAAGACGATGAGGACTTCAAAAAGTATCTGAAAGAATGTGAAACAAAAGATTCTGACAAGAGAAGAAAACGTCTTGAAATGACAAAAAAGATTCAAAAACAAAATGAAGATTTAAAGTCATTAAACACCGAAAACCAACAAATACTTGAGGAACTTCAAACAACACTAAAAGAAGTAGAAGATTCCAAAATGACATTTGAAGTTCAAAATAGAGAATTAAATGAATGGAAACAGGACAATTTAAGGCTCACAGAAGAATTAAAAAATGAAATGGTAAAATCTGAACAGGCAAGAATAGAAGCTGAAAATGCTAAAACGATGGCAGAGAATGATTTAGATTTACTTCAAAAAAGAAACCAAACAGAACTTATATCAACCATAGTAAGAGTTGCCCTATGGGTGATTATAGGTGTTGGTATTGTAACCACAGGTGTCTATATGTTTACATTACTTATGGGTAAAGATACTCAAGTTATAAGCGCCACTTGGTCCAATATCTTTGGTATTCTTTTAACAAATGCGTTTTCAATAGTGGGAACAATTATGGGTATAAAATATGCGACTGATAATCAACAACAGCAACAATAATAAACAAATAAACTATTAAATTATGTTATTAAAAGTAGGTTCAAAAGGAGATGACGTAAAAAAACTCCAAACAAAATTAGGTTTAACTGCGGATGGTTCATTCGGACCTAACACAGAAAAGAAAGTTAAAGAGTGGCAACAGGCAAATGGTTTAACTGCCGATGGAATTGTGGGTGATGGAACTTGGTCTAAAATGTTTGGTTCAACACCACAGGTTGTTAAAGAAGATGTGGTTATTACTCCTGTAGAAGGTTTAAACATAGAAAAACTTAAAGGTACTATTCCTGATGCGGTAATTGCACAGATTGCTGAAACCGCAAAGAAGTTTAATATCACAAATAATTTAAGGCTTGCTCACTTCTTGGCACAATGTGCTCACGAATCAGGAGCGTTTAAGTTTGTTTCTGAAAACTTAAATTACTCTGCTCAAGGTTTACAAAACACGTTTGGTAAATACTTTCCTGGTAATTTAGAGGAATCTTATGCAAAAAATCCTGAAAAGATAGCATCAAGGGTTTACGCAGATAGAATGGGTAACGGTAATGAAGCATCAAAAGATGGATGGAAATTTAGAGGACGTGGTTATATCCAATTGACTGGTAAATCTAATTACGTAAAGTTCACTCAATTCATTGGTGAAGATTGTGTTGCAAATCCTGATTTGGTTGCAACTAAATACCCATTGGCATCCGCTGCTTTTTTCTTCAACAACAACAATCTATGGAGTATCTGTGATAGAGGTTCTTCTGATGAGGTTGTCACAAGTGTAACAAAAAGAGTTAATGGCGGAATAAATGGTTTGAGTGATAGAATTACAAAATTCAAAAAGTATTATAGTTTACTTAAATAAAATAAACCCCCAATCAAATGGGGGTTTTTTATTTTAGATATAATAATTATCTTTATAATTTATAAGCCAAGTTGCGACATCCATTTCTTTTGCAATGGTTTCTGTTCCGAATTTTCTAATAAATTCCATTTTTAATTTTACTGGAACTTTAATCATCTTGATTTTACCTGAAGAAGATTCTACCCAAATGTTCAAATTTTTCTTACTAAATTTCATATTACCTAACTTATAATTTTTATTTCACTCTCTGTTTCAATCACAACTCTTGCACCACAAGAAAGTAGTGGTTTTTCATTACCACTACCACAATATATAATCTTACTTGGTCCAAGAATTTCCACCTCATTACAATACGTATTCTTCTTTCCTTCCTTAATTGTAATTACAGGAAGATCCGTTTCTTTCATCTTATTACTTCTAATATGATGTTGATTTACGTGGATTCTTTTTTTTGACACAATAACCTATCTTGTCACACTAATAATCATTGAATAGTCCCCTTCTTCCACGGAGTAATAAAGGTAAGCAATGTTTCCACTTGGGTGTGTGATAATCCAATAGTTGTCACCTTCTTCGTCTGCCCCAAAAGGAGTTTCAGAACTTTGTCCATAACCTGCCAACATATTCTTCAATACTTCTTTTGTCTTTTCTGTTGTGTTATAATAAAACATTTGGTTTGCAAAATCTTTACCATCAATGACATACCAATAATCAACAGGAATTTCTGTTTCTTTAGGTTTAACGTTTACAACCCCAAGTTGTTGTGAATAAGATTGGAATACTCCCAACAACATTACCATAATAACTAATAACTTTTTCATTTCTTAAAACTTTTTTAATTTATTTTTTACTTTATTTATATATCCCTCCAATAGGAGTATTTTTCTATGTATTCCAATGTTAGACATTTCAGCCAACATAATCAAGTAGTCATCCAATTCTTTCAATTGTGATTGTGGTTCAATTTCTTGTTGTAACTTTTCATCAAGGTTTTCCTTAACCTTCATTTGTTCTTCGGTTAGAATGTTCTTCATCATATTTTCAACTCTTTTCACTATTTTAATTTATTTATTTTTAATAATCCATTCAACAACTTCTTCTCTAGTTAAACCAACTAACTTACCTTTGTAATCTTCGTGAAATTTATCAGCAAGATATAAAGGCATTTCGTGGTGTCTCCAAGTACACCCATCTCTGTCTGGTTCACAAAAATATGCTCTAAAATAACCTTCTGTTGGTGGTTGAAGTTTTTCAATATCTTTACCTGTTGTTAAAATTTTTTTAGCCCTAAAAGTATAAAAGGGTATTACCAACTTTATAAAAAATAATAATTTACTTTTAAGTTTTTTCACTATTTTATATTTTAATCCATTTATTTTCTGAATCCAACTTGAAACTTCCAATATATGGTTGATTCCATTCTGTCGGACTAATTAATGATAAGAAAGATATTCCATCTTTTCCATTATATAAATGATATATTTCACCAACCACTGGTTCAAAATTGAACTTTGCCC